TCAGACGCTTCTTGAGCTTGAGCAACGACCTCTTTTGCTGCCGCAACACCACCGAGAGCGCCAGTAACCAAAGCCGCATTGCCTTGTTTGCTCTCCACCATTGTCTTTTCAACTTTTGGCACAGGAACCATGTCGGATTCATAATTGTCAGCCCACATCTTCTTTGCGACAGCCAAGCAAGTACGACGATCAGCAATGCCGTTTGTGCCGCCATTGATCTTCTTTGTTACAGCAACGATGTCATCCTTATCGGCGCAATCGTTAATCTTACGAGACTTCCAATACTCGCAAGCAATACGCAAAGCTGTTTCCGGCTCTGCTGCGAGATCAGGATTCGCGACTAGATCAAGTTCAAGCAGATCACCATATTTCTTATAGTTTGCTCTGCCAGTAAGCTGGAAGATGCCGCGACCACGGTACTTAAAACCATCACCAGCTTCTGTGTTTCCAAGGTCTTTACGTCCTTCGTAACGCTTCTGAACGTCCGTCGGACCCCAGATTTCAAACATATATTTGAAGCCACCAGTTTCATGAGCGGCTTGCGCCCAGAAATGAGCTTCTCGGAGAGCCGTGTTGATCTGATACTGCTCAAAAACATCAGGCGCTACCTTCGCAAACTTCTTGAGAAGGTCTTTCTTGGCGCGAGGGGCTAGGGCGCAGAGGTCTTCGTAGAGAGATGTTGTCATAGCTTACCTGTGCATCATGGAGTAAGTAACGGCCATCCCGATCCCGATAGCCACGATAAGACCAATAGCAGCGGCAAAAACAACCAGATTATGCATCAGCTCTTCGCGTGCAACTTCTGCTTCGTGAGCCGCTTTCTGAGCCGCCAACTTTTGTTCTTTTTTAATTCTTGTAGCTTCGGCTTGAACAAACTCCCAAGCGTTCAAACCATACTGAGCAATAAAAGCATTGCTCACTTCGTGCATCATCATTTCAGCTTGTTTTTTAGCTGCGTAGGCTTCCATAGCAACTGCTTCTGCGGACTTGCCGGAAAGCATGTTTGCTTTGGCAGGCTTCGCGGCAACCTGTGTCAGTTGACCAACAGATTCCATGATTGAGTTTACATCCCCAATCATGCCTTGAAGCTCTTTACCTACAGAAATTCCCTGCTTGATTGCATTATAAGCCGCAGTACAACCAGCAAGGATAGTAATCGGGTCCATCAGCGGTCTGCCTTTTGGTCAAGCTTGTCGAAGATGCGCTCGAACATGATTTCGATTCGCTTCATCGTTTCTGAATAGTCAGATTTTTGAACGTAGTTTGTAGGAAGACCGACTTCAATTTGATGAAGGTCTTCCTGCAACTTCTGCGTAGCTTCCCAAATTTGACGCGCAAACCAGCCAACACCGGTTAAGATAATGCCAAGACCGACGTTGATAAGAGTTTGGGTGTCCATATTTTACATCGCAGCGAACGGGGGAACCATCGGAACCACCGGAGGATTGTTGAGGAGATCAATCTGATCTGCGAGCTTCTGGTTGATCTCAGTCATGTCGAGCTTGTCAGAGCAAGCCGCAATGCACCAATCAGCCGTCAAAGCCGAGTAAGGCGTGAACTCAGACGGGTTTGGTGCATCAAGAGCAACCGTGCCGTAGCAGCCGCAAGAGACTTTGCCATCGGTCGCGTCATAGCGCCAATGGATAGTCTTTACGACATCGGTCAGGCCGTCTTCAGCCTTGGCAACGTCAAACTGCGGGAAAGACCATGTGTAGGTCAGGGACATAACGAAACCTCCAACTTATTAGATTTGCGAATGTTATCTATTGCAGGAATAACCTGCAAATTCCACGGCACATGTAGACCGCATACTATATCGTTTTTAAGCGGTATAATATGATCTACATGATGTTTAATTCCAGTTTGCGTACTTTTTGCTATAGCAACGTCATACATTTCTTGTATTTGAGCAATCTCAATAGCAGACAGCCACGAAGGGGTAGCTTGAAGTTTTTGCGCTCTTCGTTTGGCGTTAATGAAATTTATGTGCCCTTTCCGACGATTTCTGCTTTTTTTTATAATGTTTTTAACAGCGTCTTTGTTTCTTTCACGCCAAGCGTAAATAGATTTAAGGCGCTTCTCTAAATTTTTTTCTGCCCATTTTTTTGAAGACATTCTACGCAAATCTTTATTTGCATAATAATAAGATATGCTTCTTTCGGCTTCTTTTTTTTGAAACTCAGGACTGCTTGTTCGTATTGAAATGCAATCCGTGCATTCGTTATTAGAAACATACCGCAAAGCATAATGGCCTTTAATGCATGGCTTATCGTGACGGTAGAAGATTTCTCCTGCCGCTTTAGCCTCTAACAATTTAATGTTAGGTTTGCGAGGCATTAAGATTTAGCTCCTTTGAGCGCGTCGATTTCTGCTTTGAGTTCTTGGATGGCGGCGACAAGGTGAACCACGATCTTGCTGTAGTCCACGCTTTGCGGCTGCATTTTTCCATTAGCGTCTACGGCGTCTTTTTCACCAAAAACAGCTTGCGGAATAATCTTTTGCAATTCGTGGGCAATGAAACCCTCGCCGTCAGTGTCGTCAATCTTCCATTGATAGGTGACAGGCTTCAACGCAGAAATGCGGTCAAGCGCACCCGTCATTAGGGTGACGTTCTGCTTCAAGCGATAGTCAGATGATGTTGGAAAAGCCGTTGCAGACGATGTGCAGCTAATACCACCAACATATGTGCCAGAAGCATTGTAATTTGAGAACGGATAAGACGTTCCAGTATTAGATGTGATCTGTGCGTTGATGCCGTTTCCTGATCCAGTTGGAACTTTAAGCACCATAGTTGCAGTTGCAGGGTTTGTCGTTTGACCAAGCAAAAATGTGCCGCTGCTGTCGATGCGGGCGCTTTCAGAATATGTCGCTGAGTTGGCACGATAACCAAAAGCTAACGTGCCATTGTCTAACCCAATAATTTTAGCGCCATATCCGCTTCCAAATACAGACGTCTTAAACTCAAACCCGCCTGTGTCATTGACAGAAGAACGGCTAGTCTCGTTAAGGACAATAGAGCCGGGGCCTGTTGCGTAAGCGCCATTTGCACCCGGCGATTGCCCGGCGACTGTTAGCTTCGACAAGCCATATGTTTGCCCGATCCCCACGTTGCCGGAGGAGTCAATACGCATACGTTCGGAAGCATTAGTTCCAAAAACTAATGGAGTGGCTCCATCAGTCTTAAGAGTGGTTTGAGTGCCAATTTGAGTTTCAAGAACAGCATATCGCGTGGCTAAAGTAATGTCTGAATAAAAACCAAAGCCACAATAATTTCCAACTGAATTGTAAAGATAAGAATTTACACCACGTGCATCTGTATATGCTGCGGAGCCATTTACTGTTAACTTATACCCCGGCGAAGTCGTCCCGATCCCCACATTCTGCGATGTATCAACCGTCATGGCAGTTGTCGTGCCATTGGTTTGGAACGTCAGAGATGTTCCAGATTTTACGATTGGCGTTGTAACAGAAGTTGTCCCGGAAAGCGCCGTAAAAGTACCGGCAGCTGCTGATGATCCACCAATTGCGGGAGGTGAAGCAAGGTAGGTGCTAAAACCAGCACCAGAAACCGTACCAGCAACTGCAAGCGTCTTACCGGACCCGACGTTCAGTCCAACCGACGTACCAGTTCCATCGCCCTTGAAAATGCCATCAAGCGTGTCGAGGTCTGTATTGAGCTTCGTGCCCCAAGTGTCCGTCGAAGCACCAACCTCTGGCTTCGTCATATTAAGGTTTGTTGTAAACGAGTCGGCCATTTTAAGCTGCCCTTTGCCAATTTCCGCTCACCGGAGGTGAAGGTGTCCATGTGTCTGAGCTGGACGGGATTTCAGCCCACGATCCAGAATCGTTTGTTAAAGTGTTCCAAGATTGGCTTGGCACGGTCTGGGCTGTCCAGTTGCCGCTAGGTCCAGCTTCAGGCTCCCAGAGAAACCTAGCCGTTGCGCTTGCCGAAGAGGCAGAAACCGTACTTGCCGCCGCAGAATAAACAAGGACGGCACTTCCAGATGAAATTGATACCACATTTGTCGCACCAGAGACAAGGTATACGACCCTGGCGTCGGCTGTGGTTGAGGAAACAGAGGTAGCTGATGCGCTGATGTCGTAAGTTGTTTTTACGACAAAATTTGCCGTATCTTGAGCTTCAGTTGCATTTACCTGAATTTGAGTAAGTGCATTAACTGTAACAACCGCCAAATCCTGCGCCTCAGTCGCGGCAAGGGTAGCTATTGTTTTGGCCGAAACAGCCACAGAAACCGAATCTGGCGCTTCTACAGCACTTAATGTCATATCCGTGGTAACGACCACCACGGTGCTGTCATTGTCTGGAGTCTCAGTAACCGCCAGCGAGGCTTTAGTTGTGGATGTAACCGCAACAGAGGCTGTATCTGCATTTTCAACGGCAGAAAGAATTAAAGACCAATATGAACTTGCTGAAACAGCTGCCACATCTTGCGATTCTGTTGCCGCAAGTTGAATTTGGGTAACAGCATTAACTGTAATAGATGCAGTATCTGGCGACTCTGTAACAGCAAAAGAAGCAATTGTCGTTGAAGTTACAGTAGCAGAAGCAGTATCTGCGGCTTCTGTAGCAGACAACGAGGCAGACGCAATAATTCTAGCAGCTACAACAGCGGTATCAGCCGCTTCTGTAGCTGCCAAAGAGGCATTAAATGTCGTTACGCCATATGCAGCAACGCCATAGGCTCCAGAGCCATATTGCCCGTTAGACGTTGCCATTTATTTTACCCGTGGGTAATAGTTCCGCTTGTCACCTGAACAGTCTGCCCAGAAGAAATAGCCGTGGCATTGATTGTAATGTCAGAGCCGCTTGTGCCGACAGTCAATCCACTTACGATCACGGTTCCAGCATTGTTACGAAATTCAGCTTTTGCTGCCGTTCCAGTTGCAGAAGCCGTTGCAGACAATGGAACACCAGACAACGTAAAGACGTTGCTGCTAACTGTGCCAGGAGTTGCGCTAAGGGTAATGGTTGCGAGGACACCCGTCGCGCCAGACAGAGCAGATGTGCCAATAACCAACGAGCCAGCCGTAGCAGAACCAGTAGAGGAGGCAGCGGTCTTCCCAGCAATCAGGTCAGCAACCAATTGCATACGGTTGTCTTTGAGAGTCGAAGAATAGGTGACGGACATTTTATGTTCCCTAGGTCAAAGTGACTGAGAGTTGGCTTGTCGGGATACGAAGCACATCGCCCGATCCGATTGTTTTAGCCGAAGTAAGAGCGGCAGAAACAAGCATGTTCCCACCCGTAGACGCATCAAAAATTGCTATATAATTGATGCTGCCCCACGTAGATGTTGCTGCTGAATACTCAATATTTGCAGAATTTGTAGCAGTTCCACCAGAAACTGTAAAAGAACCAGACTGACGGCTATATGCTGTTCCAGAAGTAGATACTTCTGTTCCGCTACCCATAGGGTCGCCCACATACAGAGCCACATATTTTGAGGCTGGTTTTGTATAGGTTCCGCTGCCAAGCAAATGGTCGATCAGCTTATTATCGGTATATGAAGTAAATGGCATTAGAGTCCAAATCCTCTACGACGCGCAGCAAGCTGGGTGGTTTGACGCATTGAGCGTTCGCTCTCGATATTCATGGCATCCATGACTTGCTGGCGAGCAGCAGCCCAAATCTGCACACGCTCATCATTCTTCAGATAAGGAGTTGCCTCCAGAAGAGAAGAATAGAGATAAAGGTCAGGAGATTTAGTCATAAGCCAGTTCGTTGTCTGGGAATCAGACAAAGCAGGAATTTTGGCATAATACGTCAAAAGCAGATCGACGTTATATGTCGGAGCAGGAAGAAGCTCAAAAGCGCCATCAATCAAGGTGAAGTAGCGTACCTTGTTAATGATTTTATTTGCCTTAAGAGCCTTAGCTTCATTAGGACCAACGAAAGCAAGCGCCTGTTGAGGCGCAATATTGGTCATATTCAGCTCTAAAAGATAAGCTTCCAAAAAATCAGAAGGAAGAGCAACAAACTCATTTTGAGATGTCGCTTGAGCACGGCTCAGCATATCGCGAAGGCGCAGCTCACGGTTGAACTTGGCTTCGGCAAGCGTAATGAACGTCGGAATGACAGAGGTCAAATCCGCACGATTGAGGTAATCCGCAATCGTTGACTTCAGGTCTGAATACGTTGCCAAGGCCATTAGGCCGTCTCCTCAGAAGCATCGACATGCTCATGTCGAAACTCAAAGCTGCCGATATGGCGAACTTCCTTTGAAAGATCGTGGTCAATATGGGTTTTGAAGCCAATCGACTCTGCTTTCATGCAGAAATAGAGGTCTTCTCCGTGGAAGACGCCGTTCACCGTAGAATAGGCGATAAGGAACCAGGGGTCTGGCATCGCCTTAAAAACCTTCGCAGAGGTTAGCATAACACCGAAGCCGGAGCCAGAAACTTCCTGCAAGCCCTTGCTTTCCGGAAGCGTCGGGACGCGGGTCCAGACGTTATCCTCGAAGTGAAAAGCCACCGGCTCAACCGGCAAGGCGCGGGTCGTGTAGTTAGCGCCAACCAAATCCTTCTTATGCGCCAAAAGACGTTCAAGGGCGTCTTTGGGAAAGCGCATATCGGTGTCCAGCCAAAGAATATAGTCAGCCTTGGCTGCAATAGCCTCTTTGGCGAGATTGACGCGCTGATCCGCAATCAGAGTGCCTGTAGCGTTATAAACGCCGATCTGGATGCCCTTCTTGACCGAATAGCCAACAAGGTTGGCAAGATCAAAGGCAAACGATGCGTGAACCATGTCACGGCTTGGGGTACAGATCGCGACCTTCATCAGACTGTACCAGGGCGCGTACGGAAGAAACGGTTGTCTGGATCATTCAACCAACGCTTCATAGCCACGTTGTCGTGAAGGATTCCCTGCTTCTTCAATTCCTGCAAAACAACCAGCGGAATCTGGGCAACATGGGTCCAATCACCATGCTTGCCATGATCGCGATTGTAGAGAGCCTTATTCATTTCAAGGATGTCATCAAACTGCTGTTCAGCAGTGATCTCAACCTGATCCGTCGCCTCGTCGTAATGGAAAACGTGGCTGATCCGCGTGCCGGGATCGTAGTCTAGAAGTTTCCGCATAATCTCTCCCCTTAGAAGGAAGAGTGGGGCCGAAGCCCCACTCTAATTATTATCTTACGAAGTTGTCAGGTCGCGGGCAACGCCGTGAGCCTTCTGGGTACGGACCTTGAGGCCGTATTCCACGATGATCATGCGCTTCTCAGCGTCACCGGTCTTCGCCAGAACTTCCGTACGGAAGTTACGGAGGTAGCCCACAGCAGCGTACTCAGGGTCAACGATGTAGCCGTTGCCTTCTGGCTGGAAGCGGTTCGGGACAACGTTCACAGTGCCGAAGTCGGACACATAAACGTCAGCCGCGCCGATGATCTCAGCCTGCTTGCCTGCCGGAACGTCACGGAAGCGAGTCGCGATGCCGGTGAAGCCCGACACAACGCCCTTGTTGAAGGGGCCAACCATGAGAACCTTAGGATCGCCACCCTGCGTCCACACAGACTGAATGACTTGCTTCAGAATGGTTTCAGTGAAGGCGCGAGCCGTACCAGCAACAGCTGCCGTAGCGGGGTAGCCGTTGAGGTTGCCAGCACCGGAAGACATGACAGGAGCCGAAGCCGTCGTGCCAGCGCCCGAGAAGCTGTTCGTGATGAGCCAGCCACCGAGACCAGCCGTCTTACGGGCAGTCGTGTTATCACCAGCAACCGCGATGGAGTTCGAGGTCAGCGTAGCTTCCATGTCGCGCTTCAGTTCCGAAGCCGCCTTAGCGAGTTCGTAAGCGAGGTACGAACGCATACCAGCCTTATCG